CCGATCCGCACAATTAGATTGTACGGCGTGCTAGGCGCCACCTTCGGGCGTGAATATCGTTTATCAGTAGCTTCACCAAAAGAGGCCATCCGCGCCCTGAGCGTTATCGTGCCGGGTTTTGAGCGTTTCCTGAATACCAGTAAGCAACGAGGTTTAACTTATGCGGTATTCAGCGGGAAACGAAACCTCTTAAACGATGAGCTCAGTATGGACAGGAGTACAGAGGAAATCCGCATCGCGCCGGTGATCATCGGCAGTAAGCGAGCCGGGGTGTTTCAGACAATCCTCGGGGCTGCCCTTGTCGCTGTTGCTGCGTTCGCCACGGGAGGGGCCGCGATCGGGATTGGAGGTACCGCTTTCGCAGGTGGATGGGGCGCTGTGGCGGGGATTGGGGCATCAATGGCAATCGGCGGCGTAGTCCAGATGCTTTCTCCACAGACAACCGGGCTCGCCAGCAAGCAGTCTTCTGATAACCAAGCCAGCTATGCCTTTGGTGGAGTAACAAACACAACAGCCCAGAGGAATCCGGTACCACTCTTGTACGGCCGGCGCCGTATAGGTGGCGCGATCATCTCCGCCGGTATCTATGTTGAAGATCAGCAGTAAGCATGCTGTAATGGGCTTACTTAATATGGGGTGACTTGAGCTTAGATTCAAAATGAAAAAAACATCTATTCTTTTCCTTTGTACTTCCTTATTTTCAGGCATGGCTTTGGCTGAGAACCATTACATACCTCTCCTCTATAATTTATCTACTATGTTTGATTTCAATCCAGTTAAAGGAGCTGTCAAATCCTTAGATACTGATATTGAAGAAAATGGGAAAGTCACTTATAAAATTGCCATCAGACTGGATAAGAATGGGTGTGTTGAAAGCTTAAATCTTGATAACGTTTCGTCTGGTCATAAAACCAATCTAAAAAATAGCAACGGAAGTCTTGTTGGTCAGAGAGATGGTAAGCCTTTCTCAATACAGATCGATGAAAAATGTAATATTTTGAGTAAAAATGAAAATGGTGACGAGTTGCGATATAATCTTTACTCGAATGGTTTAATTAAAGATACCTATTTTTTGGGTAAGAAAATATCTGAGCATTTTTATGATGATGATTCTAATTTGATACGTTCTGAGTTTTATGGCTCTGGAAAGATCCTATCTAAAAACGAAATATCTTATGTTGATAAAGACAGGAAGCCTCTTGATTATAAAATTATAAACACATCAGTTTACTCGGAAGGTTATACAGCAACGAATACTTGTCATTATAGCGAAAAGCTTGTTCCTGAAATATGTAAAGTAACAATGCAGAGCGCAGGGAATCCTGTGCCGAAGCCAGTATTAATGGCAGCGAATACGAAAGTTGAATTCTACTAGATTAAACACATTTCAATAAGCCACCTCTGGGTGGCTTTTTTTATGGGCGCAATATGGCTTTAGCAACCGCTATTAAAGGCCGCAAGGGCGGCAGTTCAAGCTCAAGAACTCCTACAGAACAGCCAGACGATCTGCAGTCAATAGCCAAGGCAAAAATCCTTGTTGCACTGGGAGAGGGCGAATTCGCAGGGCAGTTGACGGCGAAAGATATCTACCTGGACGGAACGGCTCTGGAGAATGCTGACGGTTCCCAGAACTTCAGTGGCGTAACGTGGGAATTTCGGCCAGGCACTCAGGCGCAAAAATACATTCAGGGAATCCCCGGTACCGAAAACGAAATCAGCGTGGGAACTGAGGTATCGAGCGCTACTGCGTGGACGCGCACCTTTACCAATACTCAGCTTTCAGCGGTTCGCCTGCGTCTGAAATGGCCTTCGCTTTTCAAGCAGGAGGACGACGGCGATCTGGTCGGTTACTCGGTCAACTACGCAATTGACCTGCAGACAGATGGCGGTACCTGGCAGACGGTGCTAAATACCAGCGTGACCGGGAAAACTACCTCTGGTTATGAACGCAGCCACCGTATTGATTTACCTCAGGCGGGCAGCACCTGGACAATCCGACTGCGTAAGATTACGTCTGATGCCAACAGCGCGAAAATCGGCGACACGATGATGCTGCAGAGCTTCACCGAGGTAATTGACGCCAAATTACGCTATCCAAACACAGCGCTGCTTTATATCGAATTCGATTCCAGCCAGTTTAACGGCTCTATCCCGCAGATCTCCTGCGAGCCCCGCGGCCGCGTTATCCGCGTACCGGATACTTACGACCCCGAAACCCGCACTTATAGCGGTACGTGGGCTGGGACATTTAAATGGGCCTGGACCGATAACCCTGCATGGATTTTCTACGACCTGGTGGTTAGCGACCGTTTCGGACTTGGGGATCGTCTTACAACGGCCAACATAGATAAATGGACGCTTTACCAGGTTGCACAGTATTGCGATCAAATGGTACCGGATGGCAAAGGCGGAAGTGGTACAGAACCACGTTATACCTGCAACGTGTACATTCAGGAACGCAACGACGCTTATACGGTCCTGCGTGATTTTGCTGCAATCTTCCGCGGGATGACCTACTGGGGTGACGACCAGATTGTGGCGCTGGCGGACATGCCGAGAGATGTTGATTTTACATACACGCATGCGAACGTTATTGATGGGCGCTTTACCTATTCCAGCAGCACGACAAAGAACCGGTACACCAATGCGCTGGTGTCCTGGTCTGATCCTGATAACGCTTATTCTGATGCGATGGAGCCTGTTTTTGAGCAGGCGCTGGTTGCGCGTTATGGGTTTAATCAACTTGAGATAACTGCGATCGGTTGTACCCGTCAGTCGGAAGCGAATCGGAAAGGGCGATGGGGGATCCTCACCAACAACAAAGATCGCGTTGTTACTTTCAATGTAGGGGAAGATGGCAACATTCCGCAGCCTGGTTATGTAATCGCTGTAGCGGACAGAAATCTCTCCGGGCGCGACCTGGGCGGCCGTATCTCTGCGGTGAATGGTCGCGTGCTGACGCTGGACAGGGCGCCGGATGCTTCGGCAGCCGACAGGATGATTGTCAATCTTCCATCGGGTGTTTCTCAGTCACGCACCATTCAGTCGATTACGGGCAATAAAGTGACCGTTACGACCGCTTACAGCGAAACGCCTGTGGCTGAGGCCGTATGGGTCATTGAGTCTGATGAGCTCTACGCACAGCAGTATCGCGTTATTACGGTAACTGATAATAATGACGGCACGTTCACAATCGTCGGTGCAAATCACGATCCGGATAAATTCGAACGCATTGATACCGGAGCCATCATTGACCAGCGGCCGGTTAGTGTTATCCCGCCGGGTAACCAGGCGCCGCCTGCGAACATCGTGATCAGCTCGTTTTCTGTGGTGCAGCAAAATATCAGCGTCGAAACGATGCGCGTGAGCTGGGACCAGGCGCAGAACGCTATCGCCTATGAAGCGCAATGGCGCCGCAACGACGGGAACTGGGTTAACGTGCCGCGCAGCTCCACCACGTCATTCGACGTACCGGGGATTTATGCCGGGCGCTACCTGGTGCGAGTGCGCGCAATCAACGCCGCTGAAATTTCATCCGGATGGGGGTATTCAGAAGAGAAAACGCTGACGGGTAAAGTGGGCAGTCCACCGAAGCCGGTTGGCTTCATCGCTTCTGAAAACGTGGTTTTCGGTATCGAGCTGAACTGGGGATTCCCGGCGAATACCGACGACACGCTGAAGACCGAAATTCAGTACAGCCTGACCGGTACTGAAGACGATGCCATGCTGCTGGCCGATGTGCCTTACCCGCAGCGCAAATATCAGCAAATGGGCCTTAAGGCTGGGCAGATTTTCTGGTACCGCGCGCAGCTGGTGGACCGCAGCGGCAACGAATCAGGTTACACAGAATGGGGGCGAGGACAGGCCAGCATAGATGTTTCCGACATCACAGATGTGATCCTAGAGGAAATTAAAGACTCCGATACGTTCAAAGACCTGATCGAGAACGCGGTGGACAGCAATGAAAAAATTGCTGGCATGGCTGACGACATCAAACAGGCCAACGATGAACTTGAGCAGCAGGCGAAAGAAATCCAGGAGAACGCTGACGGGCTGGCGCAGGCCGAAGTGAAGATCGACGAGCTTTCTGTTTCTATGGACGGCATGACGGGCG